TGACATCACCTATGTTTGGTTTAAATGTAAGATCACATGATGCAAAATACAAATCACCACCCTCATATTCATCACGATCATTTAAGTAAATATTACACGTTAATACATTCTTTCTTCTTACAAACCACTGTGGAAAAATCTCTTCAATGATGTCATCATGATGAGAATTGAATTCAGATTTACTGTTATATCTTCTCACTATCATTTCTGATGGGAAGAATATATCTGACCCGTGATATGACCAATTATATGCTCGTACTTTTTTAGCATATAATTCTAGTGCATCTTCAGTTACTTTCTTTTTTATATCTTCGGTGGTTGAAATATCTGGGTCATAATAAGAATCTGTGTGGTCATTCAACAGTCCGTCTGTGTACGGTGTTGACTTATCAAGTCCTATATTTTTTAAATTACTCACCACATCTTTACATATATCAGTCTCGATAAAAGATGGCAGGTACAAAATGTGATCTTTTAAATTTAAATTAAAATCACCATCCTGAATTTCTTTTTCAATTTCAGTTACATTATTAGATAATTTAGTCATTTTTTTTCAAAAACAAAAGTTGCTAAATCAATTGTATTAAGCACCGTTTCTAGATATTTTTTATTATCTGTATAACTCTTCTCTAATACATTAATATGATGTGTTTTTTCATTAGGGGTTAACTTATCAATATTATTCAACCAGAAGTTTGCTGATGATTCAAGTGAGTCTCTAAAGTGATCTTTATAGTAAGTTAATTTAAAATCAAATTTTTTAAACATAGAAATTAATTCATCTTTTTGATATATTTTCATTAACCACATACTCATTTGCTCTTGTGGATAATTCATTGTTTTATAGTAAAAATCTCTTAAAATAATTTTTTTAGTGTATTTTGATAAATTATCTAGTACCTTTAGTGGTGAGTCTAAATGACAAAAAGATTCAACAAATAGACAGGCATCATATTTTTTATCTGGTATAAAATCATGTAAATCGGAGTGAACAACATTCATTGACAAATTATTTTTAACATATTCATATTGATTTTTTGAAATTGTTACACCTGTCACTTCACAGTTCAAATCTTTTTGAAGCATTTTAGCAGGGCCACCCCAACCACAACCACAGTCTAAAATCGTATCACCTCTAGATAAAAATTGATACAAAAATTTTATAGGATTTGCAAACAAATCTCCTTCACCCCAACCGTGATGATAATGTAAATCATCTCCTATTACTTTTTTCCATGTATCTACTGGAGTGTCATCATAAAAATCACTGACACTTAAATCTTTATCTAATTTTGTAAATACACCAACTAAGGAATTATTTAATTGGACATCATAAAATTTATTTTCAAGTTTTGCATAATCCATCTCTCTTAAATTCACACCATTAATAGTTGGGTTTCCTTTAAAACACACTAACCAACTATTATCATTACCTTGAAATGATGACTTCACAAGTTTACCATCCCAATCTTGATCGTAACTTAAAGTATTAAATCCATATTGAATAAAAGGTTCATAAGATTCAAATATAAGGTGTTTGCCAATAAATGGTTTAAGACATCCAAAATTAGCGTCATTTTCATTTCCCTCAAGATAACTAGAACTGAAGATAGTGGCAAATCTACCAGATCCTTTTGCTTGTATTGCGTATAATGTTTTATTATCTTCATGCTTTTCAACATGAACAACCCCCTCTCCTCCATGAGTGCAACATATGTAAAATTCTTCACACCTTCTAAATGATCTTTTTAAATTCATAATTCCACTCTCCTCATCTTTATTTTTTTATAGATTCTTGTTGGATAGTCAACACCTATTACCTTACCAACCAAATCATGAATATTTAATTCTCCTTCTATTTTTTCTGGTTTATTATCATCTAATGTATTTAATTTTCTATCTTGTTTTTCTAATCTCCTCATTCCACTTTTATTTACCAACGCTTCAGAAAAACTCTCAATATCAAATGCATCTATATCTTCTAATCCAACTGCCAAAGAATTGTACTCATCAATAGGTTTGGATGATTTCTCATTACAAAATTTCACAGCAATCTGATTAGTTTCTGGAAAATAATCTGTAATTTTAAATATTATCATCATTTTGAATAATCCCCCATGATGTTGCTAGATATTTATTACCACCTAGTGGTGGATTTCCACGATGAGTATGCGTAAATGAAGCAGGGAATATAAGAACATCTCCTGCAACTGCTTGTTCTCTTCTTTGTTGATACAAAAATTCTGTCTCACCTCCATCAAAATCATCATTTAAATAAACTTGAATTACAAATTGTCTTGCTGAGACTGATAATGCACCGCTTTCATAATGCCAAGCATGAAAACCACCACCTGCGGGTATCTCTTTAAGTTTAAGATCATGTATTAAAAACTTTCTTTGTCCTAAAATACTAAATGCCTTTAAATATTCATCCACACAAGGTTTTAATTTAGGAAACATCTCATCACATATTCGACTTGACATTGAAAAATTATACTCATGAGTTATATTGATGACTTTATGATCTTGTCTGTCTAATATATCTCTATCATAGAACAGAAGGTTATTATCTTCAAAAAACTTAATACCATCAATAATCCTTTCACAATCATTTTTTGTGAAAGCACCAGTGTATCTTCTTATCAAATCAGTTTCAAATGCCATAGATAAAAATCTCGTAATTATATTATAGCACAGATTTTATTTATTGCACAGTCGTGGCAGTTGTTGATCCCCTACCATTTAATGAGTTTGTTGGGTCAGATATGTTTACTTGTATCGAACTGTTTGTTCTTCTTATTGCAGCACCATCTCCACCAGCGGCTCCACCACTACCACCTGATTCTTCTCCACCTACTCCACGCTGTCCATCATCGGCAGCTTCATTAGGTGAACCTCCGTCACCACCTCTACCACCATATGCTTGCTCTTCATTGTTTGTTCCAGCACCACCCTCTCCTGCTAGTTCTCCATTTATAGCAGCCTGACCATCATTAGCATTTGTTCCATTGTTTGGGCCAGTTCCACCTTGTCCCACTGGTAGACCTGCACCTCCACCACCTCCACTTCCAGAAGCAGTTTTTTCTGATTTATAGTCGTGGTCATGAGCACCACCGCCACCTCCTCCTCCACCAAATCCACCAGATATAATTCCACCTGATGCGATATTAACTTGTGTAGGAGAATATTCCACACCTAATCCGCTTGTGCCTGTTCCACCTTGATTTCCGTTAGTTGCTCCGTTTGCTCCGTTACCACCAAATCCACCAGCACCTTGTATTCTTCCTGAACCACCGACATCAACTTGCAATGTTGTACTACCATCCCATGAACCAGTTCTTAATGCACAATGATCTGGGTCAAATCTTTCAGATCCAATCGCTTGGTTTACATGAATATGTACTTTTGTTCCACTTGAATTAGAAGGTCTTGTTCGATATCCACCGACAACTGCAACTTGGTTGTTACCACCAATCATTCCATTAGTATTATATCTACTTTTCGCATTAAGTCTGAATCCACCAGCACCCGATGACCAAAAATTCACAACCTGTTGAAGTTGTGTGCCTCTAAATTGACTCATGCTAATTGGATTATTACCCGTAGCAACAGATCCACCACCATCAATTGAACTAAAAGACAATTGACCTATTGATTGTGGATAATTAGATCCATTTGCTAATGAGCGATAATCTCCTAAACTAGTAGTATTAGAGTCAACAGTAAAACCAAATTCGTTTCCAATCTGTTGCATGCTGATTGATCCTGATGATGGTAATGTCATTACTTTTTAAGATCCTCGACTTCTGATTTTAATTCTTTGATCGCTTCGATTAATATTGGGATTAATCTTTCATAACGGACTGCCTTTGTTCCATCAGGTCTAGTCGTTGTGATATTAGGTAGACCAAGTGCCTCAACTTCTTGTGCGATAACACCTGTATCCTCCTGACCTGCAAAATGATCATACATATTTGCTGTTGATTTCCATTTAAATGTATTACCAGATAGAGCAGCGACCTTATCAAGTGCGTTTGATATAGGGGTAATATTCTCTTTAAGGTTGATATCAGAACTCGCAAACGCTGTGACATCACCACCAACATTTAGATTCTTCTCTATACCCATACCACCTTCTAGTATCAAACAACCAGAGTCTTTTGAAGTTGATTGAGTGGTATCAATGATATTGAATGGAGCATCGATTCTGACTGAATTAGATCCTTGAGCAGATAATGTCAAGTTTCCACTATTGGTTGTAATCGTATTGCCATCAATCCTTACATTATCAATACTTGCTGCTCCATCAAGATCAAGTTCAGCATTTAAATCAACATTATCATTAATAATGATATCTCCACCTGCTGCTTCAAGAGTTAAATCACCAGATGTCGTTGTAACTGTATTACCATCAAGTCTTACGTTGTCAGCATCAACTCTGGTAAATGCACCAGTACCACGGGAGTTACCACCAATTGTTACCCCGTCAATACTACCACTATTAATATCACAATCATCAGCATGAATGTCGTCAACAAATGCTATACCATCAATGTAAAGATTTCTCCATTGCCTAGTAGTAGTACCTAAGTCATGAGTATCATCAGCAGACGGAGCTAACGAACTATCGAATCTACCAGTTACAGTAATCGTATCACCTGTTGCATTACCAAGATCAACGTTTCCATTGGCTGTTAAATTTCCAGAGATTGTTACATTACTTGGTAGACCAATTTTTATTTTATTATTAGATACCTCTGTATTAACTTCATTTGTAGTTCCTTCAAATGTTAATGTATCAGTTCCAACTACAACATTATCATTTGATCCAGAATCAGCAGCGATAGTGAGTGTTGTATCGATATTATCAATACTTGTTTTAACTGCTTTCGCTGATATAAGTGAGTCGTGATTAGCAATTGTGCCTGACAAACTTGTTAATATACTTGTGTATTCATTTGAATCACCGTCAAATTTAAATCCGTCTACTGCCAATGTATCATTAACATCAACTCTTCCAGTTCCATTTGCAGATATATTTAAATCTTGATTAGTACCTGTATTAGAGATATTGTTTCCATTTATTGTAATATTATCAATATCTAATTGATTACCAGTGATAGTTCCATTAACAGATAAGTTTGTATTTACCTGAACGACTTGACCAGAGGCAGCATCTAAAACAAGATCACCACTATCTGTATCGATCGTGTTTGAATTTGAAACACCAATGTCAATATTACCAACATCAATTCCACCACTAAAGTTGACCTCTGATTGGAAGGTTGATATTCCTGAGACTTGGAAGTTAGTTGTGATGCCAAGACTTCCGATTGTAGAATCACCAAGTGCATTGAATTGTTCACCAACATTTAAATTCTTCTCAACACCAAGTCCACCTTCAAGAACTAGACATCCAGTATCCTTAGTTGTTGATTGAGTAGTATTAGTGATTTCAAAGGTATTATTTAACTTCATAATACCGTTGACCGTTAGATCTTCATTTACCTTGACTAACTTGTTAAATGTAACAGGGCCATCAAACTGTGTCAGAATTGTATTTGATTTACCACCCTCAACAACTAATCTTTCTTTAATAATTACTTCATCAAATATTACTGAAAGTCTTGATGGATCTTCACCTGTGACTGTTGAGATTGGAGCGTCAAAAGTTCTTTCCTGACCGGTTGCAGAACTAACTCTCTTGTTACCAATAAAGAAGTCACCTCTGTTATTCATACCAGTGTAAACAACAGTACCACATGATCTTTCTTGTGACTGCACTAAGAACTCTTCACGTTCTGATAATGTTCTGACCTGAACCTGTGGTAGTGCAGTTGAGTAGTTACCGGGCCCGAATCCGAGATATTCAAAAGTATGTCCAGAAGCACGAATAATAGATGGTCTACGAAGTTCAATTGCCTTTGGTGTAATTTTTCTAACAATATCACCTGACAAATGATTTTGTTGTGGAGTTCCGAGTGCTGATCTAATTACCTGAATTTGGCCTGATCCAGTTACAGATGTGCTCTTGACTCTCATGATCTCATCACCAGCCTGTAGATAAGATCCAATTGGGAATCTTGATCTAATCGCAGCAGCATCATTATTACCATTATTTGGTAATGATACAGTGATTGTTGTAGAGTTAGTTGCGTTTGCTCCTAAGAAGAAATAATCTCCATCATAGAAACTTAATCCTCTTGAACCAACGTTTTCATTCTCTTTATCAGAAAGTGGTGTTGCTGATGCAACTCCGTCTACAAGGATAAATTTTGGAGTACCAAGATCAACTGTTGTAACAGCAGTAAACTGTGTCGCAGATATTTTCGTCTTGACAAAGTATGATCCTAAATCCTGATTATTTACATCTAGAACTTTAAATTTCTGCCCACTAATTAAACCATGACCAAGAACTGTGGTAAACGTGGTTGTATCAACAGAGAATGTTTCGCTTGCTATTTCGGCAGAAGGCCCTACGTTGATAGCATACTGATCTATTTGTGGTCTCGGTGAGGTTGCAGTCAGTGCGACTGATATTTGTGTAGTGGATGGGATAGTTGCGATGCGATATAATCCATCAGTTGCAGTACCAATACCTGTAAGTTGAACAACATCACCTATGTTTGTTGAAACACCTGACAGTCCGTGAACATTTGAAATTGATATTTGTGCAGCAGTTGCAGAATTACCACCGATAAACTGTCTATCTATGACAAGATTACCTGTAGTGTATGCAGATCCACCCTCAGTAATCGTAACAACACCAACCTGTCCACCAGAAATTACGACAGATGCTCTTGCACCTTGCCATGTTGATCCATCAGAGTTGAATAATTTAATACCATGAAATGTTCCGTTTGTTAGATTAGCACCTGCAACAGCAATTGAGTTCCTATACTTAACAGCACCATATCCATGAGGTCGATCAAAAGTAATCGTAGCAAGACCAACATTTCCGCTAGAGAAGTAAGTTGTAACACCTGCAACTCTTCTTCCATAACCGATATCTTTGATGAGTTTATCAGTTGTTTCTCTAGTAATACTCTTTCTTAAGTCATCTGTTGCGACATCACCAATCGGTGCCCTCTTTGCAAAAGATACAGATGCTGGTGGGTTTGAATGATTATTATCTCGATCTAATTGTGGGTATAAATCGACAACATTTTGTCCAAATTTAAGATCAGTAAATTCTTCACTTATTGCGTTATCAGCATGAAGAACGAATAGATGATAGATACCATCCTGAGTGTCCTTTATGTACGGACTAATTGTTTCATTTCGGTAGATATAGAAATTACTCTTGATATCATTTCTTTCAAATCTTGGTAATGTAGTTGTCCTTGATGCATCTGTTGTGACAACACTTGTAAAATTACCGATTGAATGAACTACACCGCTAGTGTCTTGAGCATTATATGTGAAGGTTTTATCATCTATAATAGATGCAACGGTAAATGATCCGTTATAACCTTTATCGAATACTCCAGTTGATGTTCCATTTGGATCATCATCAGTACAATTTCTTACAAAAATTCTTTCACCAACTTTTAAATCATGAGGTGCAACTGATACCATCGTTACGACATCAGATAACTCAGAACATGTACTTATAAATCTGTAATTTCTCTTGTAATCATAATCATTTCCGTCAATATTTTGCAATGTAACAGATAAATCAGATCGAATACCTGTAGTGCTAGACTCTTGTAATATAAATCCTTCTTCTGGATTCTTTGCGTTATCGCTTTCTTTGGGCACAACAACACGAATCTTATAAATTTTCTCATCAAGTGATCTTTCGTCAGGAGTTCTTTGAATGAATGATACGGGTGTGTTTGCACCTAATCCTGATGTTCCCTGTGTATTAACAGTCTGGAAAATTTGACTGTTA